TAACAGAGGCTTCAGCATCTGGTACAGTTGTTGTCAAGAAGTACACGCGCCATATGTTTGAACCATTCCAAGGAGTGCGCAAGATCTACGCTGGATCTACAGACGTAAGCAACTCTCCATCCTCGTCAACCTATCGTACTGTTACTGAAACCCACAGTATCATGTGTGATGGAGACTCGTATCTGAAGACACTTGCGCAGTTCGCAGACATCCTCATGGCTGGAACAACCGATGTAGTCATCATTGAAAATCCAAACATTGGATTGCCTGCTGCAAATCCAAATGATCTTTACCTTGGCATCCAATACCGACATCTTAAAGCGGCAGACGTACCAAACCCAAAGTTCTGGATGAAGTATGGAGCAAGTGTTAAGAACTTCAAGCACGAACCATTCCAATCAAAGATTGCAAGTCGGGCATCAATAATGAACTATAACTATGATAATGGCGGATCATCAACTTCAACGTTTGGCGTAAAGAGTACACTTAATACTGTAATCTACGATAACTACGGACTCATTGAGGTGTTTGAGAAGATTGATGATGAGCGAAATGACATTGAGTTCGCTGCAAATCTGTTGTATAATAGGTATCCTAATCAGGTTCTGGAGTTTAACCTTGATGTGTATTACTCACAGATCACTCCGTTCATCGGATATGCTGTTGGTGACAGTATCCAAGTTTATCTTGAGAGGCGCAATGTCTCAGTCAATGATAAGTTCTCGCTCACTAAGCAGGAGTGGATTGGAAACGAGGATGGATCGGAAGCGATCTCCTTCTTCTTCTCGCCGCAACAGCGCGCAACCTTCAAGACTGCAAGCGCATGACGACCTCTAACTACAACACTTTGATGGAGGCTATCATGGACCTTCGCTCTGAACTGCGTCAGGATATAAGGGATATGGTTGAGCGTCTTGAAAAGATTGATGAGCGCTTACGCGCCGTAGAACTTACACAGGCTGTAGCACGGGAGATCAAGATTGAAGCGGAACTCTCCAACAAGTGGAAGGCTGGCATTGCAACCAGCATTGCAGCGGCGCTTGCCGCGCTCCTACAAGCGCTTACGCAAACAGGAAAGTAAAGAGGCAATCTTCCGATACATTGATTGGCAGCGCGGCTATGTCCAGCGCTGCGACAACGCATACAAATCCTTTGACGCGATCCTCATTTCCTTTGAGGAAATGTAGGAGCCGTCAGGGGAGGACGTACCCTGACGGCTCAGTTAGCGCGAAGTATAGCAGGTTACTTCGCGAATTCCTTCCTAACGCTATTCTCAATGAGAATATCAAGTTCCTGCGGGCTGATCTTTAGCCCTCGCTCCTGCAATGTCTGCGTCACAGCGGTGAGTACCATTGTCTTCTTGCGCTCGCCTTCCCCAGTGCCAGCGTACTGCTCAGCAGCGCCGACAGCGGTTCGGACGATAGCCTCAATGAACTCGTACTGAGCGCTGGTCAGGCGTGCCTTCAGCCATGCATTCGTATTGCGCACGACCAGCAGCACGAAGGCTGAGATCAGCGACACGAGCACTGGCAGGACAACCTGCACCAGAGTCTGATTGATTGTTTCGTTCATCATCCACCCCTATGAATGTTGCGGACGAGCCGCTTCAACTTTCCATACACGTCACGCGTGACATACACGTCAGCGATATTGTGTTCAATAATACTCTCGTAGGCTTCCTTGTCCCCATGGTCAGCCTTGTCCCAGATGCGTGGATCAAGTGGTGTCTTCTTGTTCTCAACGCCGAAGTACTTGGACACATTGTCCAACGACTTGCGACCAATGCGAACAGCAGAACCAGTTGCCTTGTACATCAAGTCAATATGCATGAGCGGATCGCACGGCTCCTGCCCAGATGCGAGGAGTCGGGCATTGATGATCGGCAAGTCAAACAACTTGCTGTTCCATCCGACGATGATGTCGTATCCCTCAAGACTTTCCTTGACTGCCTTCACCAATACCGAGTCGTCTGTCCACGATTCGCCAGCGTAGCGCGGATCATCTAGGCGGAAGACTTCAAGATTGCCAAAGCCATCTACGATACACACAGAGAGGATACGACTCCATGCAGAGTACGTCGTCTCAATATCATAGAATGCAATCGTTGGTCCAGTGTATCCCTTCGGGGACTTGCTTGCCGACATAGACTTCGGCAACTTCGGTGCGGTGACGGCGCTTCCGTCATCATCAAGATATCGCTTGTATACCTTTTGAACTGCGTCCTTGCTCATCCCGACAACCTTGCCGATCTGAGTGTAGGATTTTCCTTCCTCTTTCATGGCAATGATTTGCCTAGTCAATGCGTTTGACATTCAGTTCCTCCCTTGCGATTTCGTCTCTCAGGACATCCATCGCTATCTCTACCCCAAGTGTTACCGCGCTCACTATCTCGTGAGGCAGAGCACCTGAGTGTAGCATGCGGACAATCGTCTTCCTATAGTGGGGATCTGACGGTCGCCCTACCATTGCTACAAGGTGAGCGACCGCCTTCTCAGCGGCGCTCGTCCTCACGAGCAATGCTCTTCTGCTGCGACCACCCATTTGGATAGCGCTGCTTCAACTTAACCATGTTCTTGCGAATGACTTCCTCAAGTGTGGTTCCAGTGGCGTTGCACAACTCAGCGACATACCATAAGACATCGCCCAGTTCTTTGTGGAGCGCTTCGGTGTCGGTTCCGTGCCCATGGAAGATTCCCTTCTTGATGAGTTCGGATGCCTCTCCCGCTTCTCCAACAAGTCCCAGACCCGCAGCCGCAAGTCGTCCTTCGTCACGAGTCAACTCCTTATATGCTCCGCTGGTAGTGCCAACGAACTTCTGGTATTCCCCAATCATCGCTTGGTCTCTACTGCTACGTAGTACACCACCAGTGCCGATCCAAATATATTGATCGGAACTGGACAAGTACCGATGATTCCTGCAATAGTGACCAGCAGGAGCGTGCGGCGTGAGGATGAACCTTTGGATACAATCGTCTTCACGATCTTCTGGATCGGATTCGGATCGCGTTCTATGCTGTCTGGATTCGTAGCCATTATGGATACCTGACCTTTCCGAGTGTGACCTCTGTCGCCTGAAGAGCCTGCTGAACAATCTCATGCTCAATGTCCTTTGTGTAGTCTGGTGCTTCCTTAAGACCACGAGCCTCACGAATGATAGCCACGTGGAATGTGAATGCCTTAAGCCAATCAACTGTTACCTCTTGGATATCAGTCCTCTTTAGTGGCATCTAGATACCTCTCTTTGAATTCATAGAAATCCATGACGATGACAACGCGTCGCTTTGATCCAGCGCCTGGAGCATCGCCAACGATTAGTGCCTTCGTCTGGTCTGCTTTGGCTGGTACGGATGAGAGCCAGTCCCATAATCGTTCTGGGAACATTTTCCCGCACTTTGTCTGTGCTACGAGATTGGTGCTGGCTACATCATCCTTACCGCCATACATGCCCGTCCTACGACCGCCGATTGCTTTCGCAATCTCGCGCTCAAAAGATATCCCTCTTGCGCGATTCAGTCGCCCCTTACGAGCATCCACCCCTATCCTCGCAATCCTGAGAGTGCCGCGTACCCAATTGTAAGTCCGAGGATTCCAGCAACCCCTGCCACTGTAGGTGGCGCAGGAACTGGAACTCCTAGCACTGCGAAGATTACTCCAACAACAGAACCAACGCCTAATGCGAAGAGTGTCTCAACCATTGATGGTTGCCTTCGCATGATAGAGCAGCGGCGAAACCTCGTTCGCAGTAAAGTCTGCGTAGGTTTTGCCATTCACCTCACGGCTGCCGCCCTGTCGCCACTTGCCCACAAGATGAGCATGCGGTCGTGGGTCACGAGTCTCAGCCGACGTGACCTTGGCATAGATCTTTTCCACATGTGCCATCAGCCCTTCATCAAAGACGCTGACATTCACATAGACATAGCGCTCTGGTGCGGTGCCGTTCTTGCCAGCGCCGATCCATGCGTCATATGCCTCACTCTGCCATGAGCCATAGAACTCCATGACATTCGTGCCATTCTTCGTAACCTTGCGGGTCGGAGCCTTCTTGTCCGACAGCCAGATATCAATACGATCCATTAGCGTCCTCCCTTCTTCTTACCAGTCTTCTTCCTCAACTTACTAATAGACTTTCCAGCAGCGCTGAGAGCCATAGCAATTGCCTGCTTCTGCGGATGACCACGTTGCATCTCACGCTTGATGTTGAACGAGATGGTCTTCTTAGAAGACCCTTTCTTCATTGGCATATGTCCTCCTAGAAATCAATGTCGCTGGCATCAATCTTCTTGGTTGATGCAGCCTTCGCTGGTGCTGGGTCGTTGAAGATTTTCTTCGCTGCGTCAACGACACGATCACTACTACCCTCATTCTCTGGGTCATCACCTGTTGGAATCAGGAAGCCCATGAGAAGTCCATACTTGAGAGCGCCAGTCTGTGCCTTGTACACACCCTTGTCGGTGCTATCAGAGCCAGATCCTACGGACTGGAACTCAACGAATTCCCCGCTCTCGCTGTCCGTAATACGCCATGTCACACGCAGCGTGACCAGCGATTGCTTGCCACTGATTGTCTGCGTGGATTCCAGCACGTCAACATTTGCTGGCACGATAGAGAGTCCCCTCTTAGAGAGTTCCTCTCGCACCCTGTCTGCAACCTGTGCAGCCATGACGTACTTGTATCCCTGAGATGCATTCGTGCCTGACTTCTCAATGTAGCCAACAGCCGTAAGCACTTCAGAAAGTTTCTTGTGAATGGAACTACTAGCCATTCGTCCTCTCCTCTCCAAGGCACACTGCCTTGAACTTGCAGTACCCACATGGGTACTTCCTATCATACGCACCTGGAAGGCGGGGGGGAATCCTGTCATCCTCCTTGAAGCGCTTCGCTACTTTTAGCACGCGCCATGCCCTCTCGTACCATTCTTCCCCAATAGGGAATTCTCTGGTCTCTAGGTCGTCTGCTGCAAAGTATACCACACGTGCAGGTACCCTGATGGGGGACACTGACTGAATGGTATACACGATGCTGTATAGCGCAGCCTGAATCGCATGCTCAGGCTTCACGTCCTTGAGGAATCCAAGCGCACGCTGACGCACACTCTTGTACTCAAGGATCTCTAAATACCCTCCATTCTTCCACGTGACAACTGCATCAATGTTGCCAGCGAAGTTATAGAGCGGATACTCAATTGGCACCTCAGTCTGAAACGATGTGAATGCATCGGAATCAGAGAGCAACTTGTTCACTGTATCCGATACGATATGCCCTCGCTCAAAGAGCCTGAGTGTGCCGTCATCAAATGCCTGCCCTTCAACACCAGTGCTGTCGTACCAGTGTGCGCGCAGACATCCTCCCATCAATGAGCCACGCCAGAATGCTTTGCTTGGTCTTCCGACCTTCTGCTTGGCACGTAGCGCAGCATTCATTGCATCCTCTACGCGATTCATGCAGCCTCCCTGAATGATGTCGTTGCACGACGGAACAGCAGCGAGAAGTCCCCGATGGGACCATTGCGATGCTTCGCCACCCTGAAGTTCACGGTGTCAAAGTATGACTCTTCCTCTGCCTGCTTCGGTCGCCAGAGCATGAGCACCACGTCTGCGTCCTGCTCAATAGAGCCAGAGTCACGAAGATCCGAGAGGCGCGGTTCGCCGCCCTCACGATACTCCGATTGCCTGCTCAACTGAGAAAGCGCAATGAGTGGCACATCAAACTCACGTGCAACTGCCTTCAAGTTCCTACTGATCTCCGATGTTTCCATGACACGATTGGCATCATGCGACTGCCTTGTGGACTGGAGCAACTGGAGATAGTCAACAACAACCATGTCCAAGCCACGCTCTTTGCGGAGTCGTCGGCATCGGGCACGAATGTCCAATGGTGTGATAGACGCTGAGTCATCAATCCAGATCTTCGCTGCGCGAATCCTATCGGCAGCCTCATTCAACTTAGCGCCTTCCTCAATGGTAAGGTTGCCTTCCCTAATCTTTTTGATATCAATCTTAGATTGATCGGCAAGCATGCGCGCAGTGATCTGTTCGCCAGACATTTCCAGCGAGAAGATTGCCACGCTCTTGCCCTGTCGGATCGCTGCCTCAGTCGCAAGGTTCACGGCGAGAGCCGTCTTCCCCACGCTTGGGCGAGCGGCGACGATGATCAGGTCGGAGTTCTGCCATCCCGAAGTTAGGTCATCAAGAGGCTTGATGCCAGACATGATACCGCCCTGCCGCTTAGCAGTCAGCGTTGAGTTCACCAACTCAGTCATGCTGTCAAAGGTATTCGTTGATCGTGCAGATCGGATCCGCATGACCGTCGCCTCAACAGCATTGAGTGCCTCGTCTGCGTTCATACCTTGATATCCGATCTCCGCTACCTTGGCAGCCGTCGTGATGATCGTACGATTCATTGACGCTTCGTCAATCATGCGCACATAACTCTCAACGTTTGCCGAGTGCGGAGTTCGCGAGATGATATCGCTCAGCGTGGACGCATAGCCATCGCCAAGTTCGTCATTGAGCGTGACGATATCAATGGCAGATCCCTTCTTGTGTAGATCCTCAATCGCCTTCCAGATCTTTGCGTACTCAGGCTTGCCGAAGTCATGGTGTGAGATCATAGACAGACAGAGATCAACACACTCTGAGTCAATGAGAACACAACCAATGACAGACTCTTCAGCCTGTTCTGCTTTAGGTAGATTCTTATTCATACGTCCTCTCTAGTTTATATATAACTAATAAGTATAAGATAGTATAAGGGATCTATTATACCACAAACTTATACTCCACATTCCTGCTCAAAGAGTTTGCCTTCCACCTTTGCTCCCTCTGGATTTCCCAGATAATCAAATGTTACGGTGCCCCACTGCTTGCAGGTATCGCAGTACATGGCACAGCAACATTCATCGTCCCAAATAATTTCTGGTTCATGCTTGGCACGCGTTGCCTTCTCGTATGATTGCACAGCATTGTCAACAAGTCCAGTGCTGGCAAAGTGTGGCGCTGCATGGATAGGACTCCACTTCTTCCTACGAATGCGTGCCTTATCCCCAGCCTTCTTGTCTTCCTTGTCTGTTGCCCGAAGTTCATTGATGAGATAGTCGTACTGATATGCAAGCGTGTCGCATGCACACTCACTGTCGCCCTGCCCATGCACTGAGCAATCGGCAACAGCGACGGCGAATATCTCAGCGGTCTTCGCTACCTTCGCCTTCAGCGACTTGCGTAGGCTCGTCGTCTTCAACTTCTACCTCCTGCACTTGGTCAAGGTAACTCCCTCGCAGCCAATCAAGAGAGTAGAATTCAAACTCAGCGCCTTCCACAATAAAGGATTCGTCTTGCCAATCTTCCATTAGCGCAATGACTACATCCTTCGCTGCCATCTGCGCATCAGTTTCCATATCGGATTCATAGAGAAACGATAGCAATACAGGTACGTATGCAACGCCCTTCTTCTTAGTCGGCATCAATCATTATCCTTCCGCCTTCATTCCATTCGTCGTCTGCCGTAATCGTGGCATAGACTCGCTTGCCTTCACGTTCAAGTATCAGGATAGGGAATGCCTGTCCCCACCCTTTTGTAATGTTGTCATCAACTACGCCGCCGACGACAGTCCACCCAATCAAGGGCTTGATCATCTCGTCATTGATATACTTCAACTCCAACTTATCCATAGATCACCTCTCCGAATACTGCATACTGCACAATGACATCGCATGACGTGGCATCAAAGTCCATCTCAACGTCGCCTTCTCCGCGATTGCTTACACCATGAATTAGGTGAGGCATATTCTCAATGAGAGCAATGACACCCTTCTCTAAGTTATGCCTAGTCAAGGGAATCCACGTGTTACTGAATCGTTCTGGCTCTACTTGATCTGCATCTTCCCTGATTTGCACGAACACATAATCGTCAGGCAAATCCTTGATGCGATCACCGTCGTACCATTCCTGCCAATTGTATTCCTGCACCTCTGCCCAATAGTTTGTGCCACCCTCAACTGCGCAATGCACAATATCAGCAGCGTCCTCATTTGTCAAACTAACTCCCAAGATTTTCATAGTTGTCCTCCATGCTATCGCTTGCATCAAACCTGCAGTCGTCGCAGAATCCGTTGCCCTCATTCCCATCCTGCGATCCACACCAGCCAAGCATTAGTTGCGTATCGCAACCGTTGCATAACACACCATGCGGTGGCGCACTAGCAAGATCACTCCATGCCCACGATATGATGGGCTTCGCTCCTTCTGGTGCACAGTCTTCGCAATATGAAAAGGTGAATCCACTATCATCTACTTCAAATGCAATAGGATCAAATTCCATGTGTTCTCCTATCTCCATAGCGCCCACGTCACAAAGACAGCAAGGACAATTGCCACTGCCTTCATGAGCGTGCGCTCTGACTTACTCAAAAGTTACGACTTCATATCCCCCGAACGAGCAATCGCTCGCTGGAAGCCCACACTCTGGGCACGTGTCGCTAGTGTTCTGGCGGATCGTCAAGATCCCTCCTGAGAATGCGTTATCCTCTGCCTCCTTTGACCAGATCGGTTCGCACGTATAATCACCATCGTTGATTTGCAATACTGTCTGATCAACAAATTGCTTATCAAGATTGGATGCGGCTGCGTCGGCTATGCGATTTGCCATGTCTTCATCGCTGGCATATACCTGAACCCACGTGGTAGCAATGACCTGAATCTCCACGAAGTATTTCTTCAATTCCATATCGTCCTCCTTTTGTAATGGTCACCCACTGCACACCACGACTCAGCGATACGCCAAGTGCAGTGAATGCTTCGGGCGACAAGTCTATCAGGTTCTTTCCCTTGGCGCAAGCCTCGCAATAGTCTGTAATTACAATGCGAATTGACCTGCCATTCTGAACGTTCGTCACGAATACATCATACGGCGTGTCCCCCCATCTCCAATTACCAACTGCTCCATACATGCGATTGCCACCACGTGTATACCAAGCATTATTGCGAGTTGCGTCATACCAAGTCGCTCGTCCCGTGTCCCCAATAGGGGACACGGGATTTGCGATCAGCAATGCCGCAAGTATTGCGGCTACCAATTAGTAGGCGGCTCTATCAGAAGCCGCCTCCTGTGCTGCCTGTGCTGCCTTGGCTGCGTCCTCAATCTCCTGATCGCGAACGCGCACAACCTCAGTGACTGCATCAAGAAGCCTGCGCGAAAGACCATATGAACTTACATATGGCTTGGCTTCTGACGTGGACATGAGATGATTGAGATGGTTGAGTATACGAGTGACCGTATACACATCCGAATCATCATCAATCCACTTGGTCATATCAGTCTGGAACGTGGAGAACTTCTCAATTAGATCCTTGAAATTCTGAACGAACTCACCGACTGCATCCGCTGCAATCTCAGCAGCCCGCTCATCAAAGTCTACTTCCTCCATATCCTCAATCATTGAGATCGCACTCTCAATTGAAGACTTTGCACTTTCAAGTTCGTTAGTGAAATCGCTTGGCGAGTAATAAGAATTATATGTTTCTGCCATGTGTCCTCCTATCCGACGAGGTAACCCTCGTCCTCCAATTGAAGCGCAAGGTCATTGTAATACCTTGGCTCTACAACAAGACCACCGAATCCAAATTGGTATTCAGCGATTCCCTCTTGTGATTCTAGACGACGTTCATCTAGCCACTCCTTTGCTCGCTCCGAATATGGGCGGAGAATCCCAATTGACCCGAAGTTTTGGAACCAGAAATCTACTGACTCTTCCATGTTACTCATCGTTATCCTCCTCACAATCATGCCCGAATGCATAGCACTCATTGCAATATGTGCTGTTGCATTCAAGGCAATTCAACATTCCCATTGGACCGAAATCAAATCCGCATACCTTGCACTTGTCGTTATGCCAACTCATTAGTCCAACCTGCCATTTCCATATACGGATTCATATCCACATGCACGCAAGTGTGCAGCGACGGCATTAGCCATCGCATTCTTGCGATCATAGGACTGACCAAATGCACTGACCCATAGGTGAATACCTGTCGGATATCCCTTGTACGCGGATACCAATAGATTGCGTGGACTGTCCTCACCAAACATCTCCTTGATGCGGCGACCAATCTTGCTATTGCCCTTGAATTCAACCCATGCAAATCCACATGGACCATCGGGTACATTCCACGTTTGATTGCTTCCCATATCACGAACGATCATCGGCTCTGGCTTGCAGATCTTGCCAGCATTGATACCGATTTCCAATGCGTCCAGAATGTCTTTTGTAATCTTATCGTCCTTCATAAATCCTCCTCAATTACTTGCACGATATTGAAGGTATTCTTCAATATCATAGATGCCAATTGATTCCAATAGCGCCTGCTCTTCCTCGTCGCTGAGCAATCGGCTGACCCTATCCGATCCCCACGAGCCGTGGATCCTTGCGCTGCCTGAATCAACAGGAATCTCAACCCAAATATTCGGACCACCCATCGTGATCCATACCACAATTGTACGTTGCAAGTCTATTGACAACGGATCAAATGGATCCTCTTCGTCTTGCGGCTCCGTGAATCCACTCTGAATACTTTCAACCATACGAATGAGTTCCAAATCTATGCTAGACATTCTTCATCTCCTTCTCAAATCGTACGCGATACTTGCTATTGCTATCAATTGCCAGCATGCTCTCATGCAATTCATTCATGCGTGTCTTTGATTGATTCACTTCTGAATCCACGATGAATCCCCAACCAGAATTGACCATGATTTCATAGTTCTTCCGATTGTCTGCCCACGCACGACACTTGCGAATGTACTTGCGCAGGTAATTGAATTCCATGCGAGCCTTCCGATACTTCTGGTAGTCGTCCATTTGCTACCTCAATTTGCGCTGCTGTTTCGCTAGGTAGCAGCAATTCCCTAGGTGCGTATCATGCCAACCGCACTTCTCACAATAACCTTCTACAAATTCCACCTCCCCATTTGTTTGAGTGTGCCTGTATTCCACACCCAAATAGTTTGCCTCGCCCTTGCAGCGAGGGCATTCAAATACAGGCTGGTTGCGATCCGAAGCGCTGATGTATACCTGACTACTCACATTCCACCATGTACTTCCTTTTGCGCGCATCTGCAATACGCTTAGTCATTTCAATTCCCTTGCCACATGTGCACTCTCCTAGAATCCTGCACACTTCGTGCACGTCAAATTTTGGATACTTCTTTGGTCGTTGCTTCTTGATCATGAGATCAGAGTACATGCTCTCTTCGTTATCGTCAACCCAATTGATTCTCACAGGACTACCTCACTTCCAATGATTTCTGCTTTCCACTGATCCGTTGTCATGCCACAACTTCGGCATTCAAACTCGTGATTCATGCCCTCCATTGGAACAGTATCCAACCTATTGCCAGTGTATTCAAATCCATCGGCACCATCACTTACGATTTCGTAAATGATGTACACCGCTTCAACTGAATGCACTTCACCGCCGCAATCCTTGTGCTTCAAGCCAGCGGGATAGTCGGTGATCAAGGTCGTCTTACTCATGACTTCCATTCCTCCCTCATGATCTTCCAAGTGTCATCGCAATCCGATGACCACACATCGCACTTCACGCACCAAACTACATAGCAACCCTCCCCATGCTTTGGCTTCTCACAATCAGACCAGATCCAATTGTCTTCACGAAGCGTAATCTTGCAAGTGCATGTCGCTTCCATCACTAGTCCTCCTCGCTTCCAAACATGCGATCCGCTGCTGCGTAATCGCCAATAGCCTCTAACTCTCGGACTGTTTCTAGCCTGAATGCGAAGGCTGCTCGCTCGCTTCGCTCTTTCTCCACTTGCGCCTCTTCCCAATCAGCAGGGGTCAGATGTCGTACCTGTGCGAGCAACTCAATCATTCGCTGGCATTGATAACAATACCCGATGTCTTCATCACACTGTTCGTGATGCATACAGTCGTAAGGCATACAACACCCACGCTTTGACTCTTCTTCTTCAAGTACTTGCACTGCTATTCCCAACTCATTCGGAGTCATCATTCCCCCTTCTCAATTGCAAAGCGAAGCCTAGTCTTCGCGTCTTCCCATTCGTAATAGTGCTCAAATCCATACGGTCTAATCGTGCCATCAACATGGTCAACTTCCATCTTCTCAAATTCCCCTGTGCTATCGGGACTCACGAAGTAGCGTGCGAAGATCGTCATCGCACCATTCGTGAAGATTTGATACCACTTGGCATTCTGGATTTCCATTTGACTTCACTTCCCTTCTCGCACGAAGCCTGCGATTATGGCTTCAAGCGTCTTGACTTGCGCTTCCGCGTCTTCAAATCGTTCTCGCTCCTGCTGCAATTCCAATTCCAAATCCTGCACGTATTGGCGTAGGAATTGGATCTGCTCAAACAGGAAATCACTTCCGTCACCCATGATGTTCTCCTCAATTGTGCGCACACGAATACCCCGCACGCCCCTTGTGGGGGCGGCGGGGTATCGTGCGTGCGTGTGCCTGCGCGATTACTTGACCAGCCCGTATCGGCGTGCGACAACGGCGAGATAAGCGCCGCTCTGCATCGCCTGCGGATCGCTTGGGCGGAAGACAATCCAGCGCTCATCGCCCGCGCCATTGTGTGCGTGCGCGATGATCTTGCCGTTGCCCTTGTCCTCGCACGCGAAGGTGAGATCACCAAGCGTGAGCGTGAACTTCGCACCCTTGCCCGTGCGCGATGGCTTAGCACCCGCGAGCGAAGCGAAGTGCGAAGCGGACTTCGCATGCTTCTTCGCACGCTTGCGATTCGCCTGCGGGGTTGCCGTTGGCTCGGCTCCCGCACGTGCGAGCAGGGCTTCCAACTCGCGAATGCGAGCAGCCTGCGCGTTCACGTGTGCGCGTGTAATTCCTGCCATGACCGTGCTCCTTTCGCACGCACCAGCGTGCATGTGTGTGCGCCGCGTGCCCCGCGGCGGGGGCGGCGGGGCATGGTGCTCCCGCCGTGAGATAACCATAACCTGCCGCAGGGGGGGGTCGTCAAGTCGCCGCCAGCAACGATGCGCGCGTGCACCCGTGCGCGCAGGGCGCGTGTACACCTGCGCTATGCGCGTGCGCCTACCCGCGTGTACGCAGGCACATGGGCGTGCGAGCAGGGGGGTAATACTCATGCTCCCCACACGCGTGCGAGCCTTGGCAAATCAGCCTAGCCGCGCGTGCGAGGAGCCAGAATTTGCACGGCGGCTCCCCCGCGGGCTTTTGTGCGCGGGCGTGCGGGGGGGGTACACCCAACCCCTTCCCGCACTGGACACCCCCTTTGTAAAGGCAGCCCCGACGCGGGTCAAAACGGTGTAAACTCTGGGTTCACAGCCCCCTCACAGAAGGGACAGTGGGTTCGCCTTCCCTGTCCTTGGAAGGTCCTATAAAGGGTCCCCCTAAATGTACATAACAGTAGTATAACGATTTCCGACCCTGATATAAATCTTAATCAAATCTTAATCTAATTCTTGTGTTATACTGCCGCGCACGGGTTATAATTGACCCCATAATCGGTAGTATTAAGAATAAGAAGTACTACGGAAGACCCTTAATGGCGCGAAAGGAAACAATGACAGCAAAGCCGACAGTCCGTGATTACACGGGCTTTGGATCAGGAGCCGCCACTCCTGATCCGAACCAACCAGAGACGATTGGTAGCCGAGTCTCCAATAGGGGACAGGCGTGGACTCCCACCGTCAGCCGACAGCGCGGCGGTACTTACAACCCAGAGCAGCCTGCTACTAGGGCGACGGCACCTGTCACTCCGCGATCTACGCGCACCGCGCCCCCAGTCCAAGGACCATCGTTCAGGGCGGTGACTGGCAACGCCACGTCGCGCATTGCCAACCTGCCGCCAGTTCGCACCGCCTCGTCCATCCTCACTGGAGTGAGCGATGTCTACGACACGGCGGCAACGAAAGTGACGAAGGCAGCAACTGGCGCTGTGGAGTCCGCTCCTCTTGGACCAATGCGAAAGCCAGTAAACGCTGCTGGTGGGTTCATCCAGAAGTCATACGAAGGACCACACGGTAAGGCATTCCTTGCTGGAGATATCGCAATGATTGCCTCAAAGATTCCAGAAATCATTAACCCAGAGGACACGGCAAAACTTGTATTTGACGCAAACCCTGGAATGTTTGCATCACTTGAAGATGCCAAGCGACAAGTTGGCGACTACAACTGGGGTCAGATCGGTGGTGCGATTGTTGATAACTTTACCAACATCTTGGTATCAAGAGGAGTTGCAAGCATAGGATCAAGGGCAGTAGTTCCGCTCATTACTCGTGGTGCGGCTCTTATTGGGGCAGAGGCACTGGGGGCATCCGCCATTGGAGCGCTTGGTGGTCCAGTTGGCATCGCAGCCACCGTCCTTGCAACGATTGGGATAATGGCATTGCTTGAAGTATTTAACCCAGAGAGTAGTACTCGCGGAAGCCAAGAGACTAGGATTATGAAGCAGGGTGGAACGGTAGAAGGGATTGATATCCCAGTACTTGGAAATCCAACATATGGGACTTCTGCCGCAGACGCTGTTTCATATGGCGTTACGTCGTTTATGAAAAATCTCCAAGATGGAATGACAAGAGAGCCAAATCAAAACAGCAGGAATGAAGTAGAGACTATGCGCACAGAGCGTAAGCCCATGAAGTACGAATGGGTTGGCGAAGATGGGAATGTTTACCAGAGAACATACTATAGCAACTTTGGGAATAGGACGCAGGAAGTGCGCGCACTACTAACATCTGGGTACTTTATCTACCCAACTGGCAATATGATGGATGTCCCAGATGGGAAGGGTGGGTATAAGCAAATCCGTGAGTTCTCAATGGACTATGACGGATTTATCCGATGGCTTGAGGATTCAGACTGGGTAGCAAATCCAACTGGAATCCGACAAAGAGTCGTTTCGCTGCCACGAATTGCACCGCTTACCGTCACAGCAGCGCAAAAAGAGCAAATTTCTGTTGAGGAAGCCGCATACGCCCTAAAATCGTGGTATGATGATGCAGGATTCACGATCAAGTAAGAAGGTTTTACACGAAGAAGATCTAGAAGAGGACCTAGATATAGAGATTTTTGAGAAAATTCCTCGCAAAAAGAAGGAATATAAGAAAGGAAACGAGCATGGCAAAGGTAACTCGCAGGAAGAAGACCGCTCCCGCAGTCACTGAAGGCGCAGTTATGGCTGCCGCTTCGGAGCGAACACCACGAATCCCGCGCGAATCAACGCGCAAGGGACTTTCATACGGCGCTTTGCAATATAAGGATGGTCAGGACATTCAGCGACGTGTATTCCGCGAACTGAAGCGATCAATTCCGCACTGGAGCAGCCTCTCTGTTGCAGAGCGCGTGCGCCTCAACATCTCACAGATCAAGAAACTCAACATTCCGAAGTCGCTCATGCCTGGAGTTGTGTCGCAGATGGGCGTTCATTACTTCACCAACAATTCTGTTACCCGATCTGCTGCTGGGCAGGAGGCAATCAGCGAAATCTCGTCGTCACTTGGCGAATCGCTGAGCAAGAAGGCGGCTTCTGTTGTCCAGACTGGTGTCCTTGGTCGCCGCGCGATGGGGAAGGGCAATGTCTATGCAAAGTCTGGCAAGGTTAAGGAGCGAACTGGTAAGGCACGTGGCGAAGTTCTGCGTGGATCGCAGCCGCCGCGACCTGCTGGGGGCTATGGACGTGACCGATCTCAGGGCGTAGTGACTGATACGAGCACTGCAAAGCAAAAGCACCTTGAGGCAGCGCGCAATATGACCGCTGGACTCGCTGGAATTGACGAAATCAAGGCTGGACCAAAGATGGGCGGAGAGCAGGCGAAGATTACGCCGCCTCCTGCTGGCGCAGTTGAGAAAAAGATCCTTGTTCAGACTGGAACGCGCCAGTTGCCAGATTCAAGTTCTGCAACTGGGTTTATTGAAAAGCCAGTCTACAAGAAAGTAGCCGTCCTGTTCAAGGATGGCAAGTATTACGTTCCAAGTGGCAACGGATATGCGGCAGTTGAGCGTAAGGATGTCGGCGCTGCGCTACAAAATGCTTCTGCTCCTTCTGAAAAGCGCGCAAACAAGCCGCTTGCGTCGGAAGGCAAGGGCAGGGCGCAGACAAAGTTCCTTGTCAACCAGTCCAAGGCTGGCGAGAAGATGAACCGACAGCGACTCGTTGATATTGCCAAGCGCTATATCTCCGATTTCCGCGCCGCTGGGAAGATTCCGTCGGAAGGTGGATACACTGCGCTGCTTATGGATCAGCCACACTTCAAGGATATGGATTCAAAGGAACTCCGCAGCATTATCAAGCAGGCGCGTAATGACATCAAGCAGGGCAGGGTTGCTCGCGTTGAAAAGCGCCGCGGTCCACAGGAGCCAAACCCAGTAAAGCGCACGTTCAGCGTTGCTGGCGGAGAGACTACTGGTCAGAAGCCACCGAAGATGCGCCGCACCAAGAAGGTTGTGTCAACCCGCTCTGGTCAGAAGGTGCAGGTTAGCAACGAGCCAGTCGGAAAGCGTGCGCAGGCTATTGCTGCCGCAGAGATGGCTGTTGCAACGGAGCGACTCAATGCCTCAAAGCAGATTCGCAAGGATCGCAAGGCTGGTCAGATTCGCGGTAAAGGCGGCAAGCCATTTAAGCCAGCCAAGCCAATCAGTAGGAAGAAGGCTGCAGAACTTGAACAGGCATGGGCTGCTGGCACGAAGAATGAGCCAGTGGTCAAGCGGTCTAGCGCTCGCGCCGAACTGAAGTCAGCCGCTAAGGAGTCTGGCGTTAAGGTTACGCGACTCAAGCGCGGTGGCAACAAGGCTGCACGAATTAATCGCAGCAAGATGAGCATGCTTGACCAGACGAATCTCGCGGCGCTTGAGCGCGCAGGTTCTCGTGGCGAGGCACGCCGACTTGCAGAGTCGCTGGGTATGTCGCCAGCAGTCAAGAAGATTGCGAAGTCGCACGGTCTCATGGGTGTAGCCGCGACGTTCGGTGCAAACTACATCCTGTCGTTGCTTGGGGAGAAGAAGAAGAATGGCTAAGTGGCGTTGCGGAGAACGAGTTGACATTGCGTGGAATGGCTATATCTTTAAGGGTGATGCCAACACCGACTTCTATGTTGACGACTATCTTATTGATGAGTTGGCTGCGGAGATCTCTGATCGCGTAGTTGACTTTGAGATTACCGAAGCGTTCCATACGCACGGTGATATGACGCACACGCACACTGGGTACGTCGCCGTTGCTGGCGACACCATGACTGGTCCCCTTGTCGTTGATAGCAACGTTGAGGTTGCAGACGATGTGACCGC